CGTAATTTTTAATTATAGGCTCTTGCTAATTTATTTAGATTAGTTCTTCATTCTTTAGGCATGGGAAGATAACCTCTACATCTGGTGTTAGTTCATCTTCTATCCACCCACCATTGTTATAGATAGCAGTCATGGCTCTATCTACATCTATACCCTCGCCATATAGGAATTGTGTTGCCAAGATATCTGCTGTGTATTTATCGACACAACCTTTCTTGTCGTACTTATTCCACACACCTACTAGTAGTAGTGTCATGATGATAGTGTATCCAATCACCACAGCGTACTTGCCTCGTTGTGTTAGTTTCATTTAATCACTACCTCGCTAATTTCAGCACCTAGTTCTATGGTGTTTTGTATAATCTCTATAGCCTTTTGTATAGAGTCTATTTCGTAGATGAACGGCACTTCTAGTCCGTCATTTAGTCTACTTGTTACTGATATGGTATTCATTTTTTTACCTTTCTAGTTAATCTTTTTAGATGACAGTTATAGCATAGCAGAGTGACCTCTGATAGTCTAGTATCTAGACTCATAATGCTAATAGGTGTTTCGCACCTCATGCATACACATTTAATATCTACAATTTGATTCATTTTAATTTACCTTTCTAGTAATTCTCTTGAGGTTAGTTTATTCGCTAGGCTCATACCCTTTTGGGTCTTATTTGCTAGGCTCACCTAACCTCTTTATACTTCTACTCTATACTAGGGGTCTGACAAAATCAACTCGACACGCCGTGTTGCGTTACACTTTTTTTGTGACCTTGCTCACATGGGGGCGGTCCCGATGTCTGATTTGTCAGATTGTTACGCTAAACATTCTTTACACCAAAGATTTTCAGAACAACCACATTCATCTGTGATGTCATAAAAATCTAAAGCAAAATCTAATTCAAGACTTTCATTTATCATTTTAATTCCTTTCATTTAATTTCAACCTATCACTACTCACCGATATTGTCAAGGCGACACGCCGATCGGGGGCGGCCCCAAAACGGACATATCACCCTTACGTACAATGTGATTAACCTCACAAAAAAACTTTGCGACACGCCGAGGTTTTAGCCCAAAAATGTCAGACCCCTATGCTAGGCTGAAAGCATAAGATAAAAGTTAGGATATAAAAATGGGTTTTATAGAAATTATAGATATAGACGAAAACGGCGTGTCCGTTACAGATATGTCAGAGGCATCTGATATTGTAAGACTAGAAATTATGTTAGGCATAATTAGAGAAATTGAGAAAGGTAATAAATAATGAATAAAGATACAATGATACAACTAATTCATAGTGAATTAAATGCAGAGTATAACGACCCTACTCTTGCTACATATGCCCTCGCTGGTTTATTGTCAGGGCTTGTTGATAAAGTAACACTAGAAAAATATATAACAATGAAAGGTTGGAATAAATGAAAGGTATCAAGTGTTTATTTTGTGATGAATATGATGTAGCACAAAATATAGATAAAGATTGGTTTTTATGTCTGTCATGTGGACTAGACTATGAACTAGACAAGATAAAGGAGATAACAAATGTCTAATTGCGAACTATGTGAAAATGAAAAGTATCCACAACAACATGTGTGCGATACATGCTACTCAAGGAAAGAACATCCTGCGTACTATGCTAAGATAAAAAAAATAATGGAAAGAAATGATTGGGAGGCGTTACATGCGTAATTCAACACAACTATGGTATGCAGGAGAAATCACACAATTTGGTGATATGCAAAAAATCTATGATGATGAATCATTGTGGACTCTTGAAAATAAAAACGGCACATGGGCTAGTGTAATCCTTGACGGCGTTGATATCTATACTGTAAGAGGTGAAGGTGCATGGAACTTAGCAAGAAAAGTTGCTGAGTCTCAATTACTTAAAAGAGAACAACTACAACAAGAGGGATGGGTAATAGCATAATGACTACTTGCAGAATTTGTGCTAGTGATATAAACTATGACGAGGACGGAGGACACATATATAATGACGGAAGTGTATTGTGTCCAACTTGTGAGGGAGAATAATGGAAGCACATTGGCTAGAGAATATAAAAAATGCAAGAGATAAAATTCAAGTATCACAAAACTATCTTGATGAAACAATATCTTTTTGTGAATTAACTGACGGCACGGAGGAACAACTCTTGCGTTTGTCAGAGCATTGTAATAAGATGATTAGAACACTAAATGTAATAATGAAAATGGAAAAGGAGAAAGCAAGTGTATAACGGAGACCCAAGATTTTTAATGGCAGAGACTTACACAATGCTAAAAGGTGATTTAGGATTGTTAGCAGAGTTTGACAAAGCAATCAACAAAGTTGAATCACCAGACCAAGCAATAGAACTATGTTTAGAATATCAAAGCATGGTGACAAATGTCTAGAGAAAAGCCTATACATAAAATGGTTGATGAAGTATTTGATAAAGATGTTAATGCTGACCTATTAGATGAATTAGTTGAGGAAAGAACTTTCATTGTCAATACCCTCAAAAAATTTATTGAACATGATGACATATGGGTACAACTAGTAGATAACATGGAGGCAAGAAAAAACTTTCTAACTAATCTACAAATGTTATTCTTAAACGAAATAGAAAATAGCACTCTAATAGAATTAGCAACTACTAGATGGGGCAATGACTAATGGGTTGGTATTTAATTGGTGTTGTTATTTTAATTTTAGTTTTTGCAGGTTTATTAGATTAGCCTTGGGGGCGGCCCCAAGATCAGATCCATTGTGTTACGAATTAAGAAAGGGTCCCCAACTCAGGAAAAATGAGTAAACCTAAGTTGGGGAATTCTTATTTAGTTGCTTGCTGAAACGAAATCACGAATTGCAATTTCGTAAGGCACATCAACATTAAACAATTCTTGCACTTTGTTTGGTGCTAGTTTTGCTAATGCTTGTTTAGCAACTTCAATTAATGCTTGTTCACTAGTAAAATAACCAGAGGTTATTAACTTAGATTGTAGGTCACTAATTACTCTATCTGCTTGAGCCATTTTTATTCCTTTGTTAGTAGGGTGTTGGTAGTTTGTTCTCTACTACTACCAAGATTATTTAGTTTTAGTCTACCAATTTACTTGGCAGTTGTCCAGCGTTCCTTACCATTTGGTAAGATTAGACGAACACGCAAAGAGCCATTTGCGTTTTTCACAACTTCTTGAACAATGCCTGTTACTTTGCTTTGTTTTGTTGTGAATGATTGTCCGATTTCTAATGTCGGCATAATCGCTTCCTTTCTGTTGTAGTTAATACTAACTTACCATATGGGTCTGACAAGGTCAAGCATTTGGCTATGTGATGTTCGTCACATGGGGGCGGCCCCAAAACGGACATATTGACCTTTACGTACGACACGCCGATCCTTGACAATGTCTGAGGGATATGATAGGTTTATTTTATGAGTAACACATATAAGGATAGAAAAGTAGCACATGTTCAAGGCCTACGCCGTAGCAATGCGTCTGGCACACATAAGAATAAAATAAAAGATAGACAGAAAAGACTATCTCATAGTAAGATATGGAAAGACTATATAAAGGAAAATGAAAATGAATAAGTTAAAACGCTCACACGATAGAAAAGTTACTAACCTAGTTAATAATGCTGGTAATGGTAGTTTAATTCAAAATACTTTTGGTCTACCCGCTGGAAAAAATTATTCCTGTCCTGGTGCTACATCCGTATGTGAGAAAGTCTGCTACGCTGGTAAATTAGAAAAGTTATACAAGGCAGTCAAGGCTAATCTATTGCATAATTGGGATTTATTAAAAGATAATAATTACACTGGTATGTATTTATTATTAGATGATATGATTAAAGACTTTATTAAAGACTGTGATAAACGCAATGCTGAAAAGTTATTCCGTATTCACTGGGACGGCGATTTCTTTAATGATGAATACACTAAAGCCTGGTATTCAGTCATTCAAGATAACCCTAGTGTAAAATTTTGGGTATATACAAGAGTAATGTCTGCTGCTCTTATTCTAAAAGACTTACCTAATCTATCCTTATACTATTCAACAGACAGTGAAAATACAGACAATGCAAAAGTGCTATCTGTTGAGCATGGAATAAAGTTAGCGTATCTTGCAGATACATTCGCAATGGGCAAGGAACAATTACTATCCCTAGTTAATGCCAAGGGTGTGCCATGTCCAGAAAATAATAAGAAAATTCCTCTTATTGACAAGGGTGGCAGTGCATGTGTAAAATGTAGTCAATGTGTTGTAGGCCGTAATAATATTCTATTCTCTGCTACTAAGAAATAGGGGTATATGAATAAATACAATGATGAGAATGACTATAACGAATATAATTCAATGGAATTTGATTTATTGGAAATTATATTAGCATTTGGAATTAGTTACTTACTAGTTAGATTAGCATTTGTAATATTCTCTTAATACCCCCTGGATCCGTGGGGCCGCCCCCGATGTCCGATTTGCCCCTTTACGTAAGACTAAAATATAGCCCAGGTGCTTGACAATAAGATAGGACTAGTATAAGATAATCTTATCTACTAATGAAAGGAAATAAACTATGGCACACGCCTTAGAAACACACAATGGAGAAGTTGCTTTTGCATTGCGTGGCAAACCTGCTTGGCATGGTCTTGCAAACGTGTTATTCGAAGAAGATGAACACGTTAATACTCAAACTATGTTAGATAGTGCAAAATTATCTAATTGGGATATTCAACTAGAAGAAGTTGCAATCCCTGATGGTTACAGATATGACAACACAAATTATTTTGTGACTAGAAACAATCCATTCGATAGTGGCAAAGATGTCTTAGCCGTTGTCGGTAAGCGTTACCAAATTGTTCAAAATGAAACACTATTTGAATTTGGTGATAACTTACTAGATGGTGGAGCAAGTTGGGAATCTGCTGGTTCAATCAAAGGTGGTCGTGTAGTATTCGGCTCATTGGTTATTCCTAAAGAAATCACAATAGACGCACAAGGTGCTAACGATAAGACAGTCACCTATCTATTAGTGCACACCTCACATGATGGCTCTGTATCAGTACAAGCAAGTGTGACACCTGTTCGTGTTGTATGTCAAAACACATTGAACATTGCATTGAAAGGTACTAAACAATCTTTCAAACTACGTCACACTCAATCAGTAGACGGCAAAATTCAAATTGCTAGAGAGGCTCTTGGCTTATCTTTTGAATACATGGACGTATTCGAGCAAGAGGCTAAAGCACTATTTGAAACTGCTGTTACCGATTTACAATTTAACAACATTGTAAATGCAATCTATGCAAAGCCTAAAGATGACGCTTCCAAAAAAGCAAAAACTCTATGGGATAACAATCGTGTTTTGATTGATGACTTATATCATAATTCACCAACAAATGCGAATATCAAAGGCACTGCTTGGGGTGTGTTCAACACTTTAACAGAACGCCTAGACTACTACAGAACAGAACGCAAAGGAGAAAAAGGCAAAGAAAATAAATTTGCCTCTGCTTCTGGTTTTGATATTGCAACTAACATTGCAAAAAATAATTTATTCAAACAAGTCAAAGAATTGGCTCAAGTAAAATAAATTAGCATTGCCAATAAAAGGCAACTGACCTGGACATGTCTGAGGAAACTGTCCACCAAAAATTTCTGATCTAAAATTTTGGGGGCGGCCCATGTGACCAACCTCACACGGATTAAGTTTAAGATAGGCTTGCATTATTCCTAGCCCTATGGTATGTTTTATATACCCTACTAACAAAGGAATACAAATGGCAGGTAAAGCGATAAATGTAAAGGTAGCCAGAACTAAGGTTATCAAAGCATTAGAAGTAAAAGTAGAAGAAATGAAAAATCAACAAATGAACTATGAGTTGTTAGTCAGTAAGCATGAAGCAGACTACGCTGATTGGAAAAATCAGGTAGCCCAAATTGCTTATGCTAATCTTGACTCAGTAAAAGATAAGCAAAAGACTATCTCTGTTAGAAATGCTTGGCACAATGACGACAATGTCAGAGTTGATATTGAAGTTGAAATCCCTAAAGACAAAATACCAACAGAACCAGAAATGCCAAAAAATCCTTTCCAATCACAAGGATATGGTCGTGGCTATATTGGTAATTTTGAGGAACGCATTAGTGAAATCCAAAACGCTATTCGTGTTCTTAGTATGTCAGATGAGGAAGTAGTTTCAACCTCTACTTACCAATCTGTGAGTAGATACTTATAGATTTGGCAAGAACCATACACATGGATATTAGTTCCATATACATGGTAGCCAAAGGTTAGGTGTGACCTCTGCGAAATGAGTAGCATGTCACACTTGACAACACCTGAGCATGTGTTATAAACTGCTCACACACAAATGCCGCACGTACGGTCCACTGGCCCGCATCCGTAGGGTTTGCGGGATCCAGGGGCGGACCCAAGTTTTGTGAGGGAAACGGTTTACGATTACGTAGGAGCCTCTTGACTCCCAGTTACGATTATGATAGGATTTTTTACGGTGGAACTATTAAAAGGTGGTATATGAAAAGACCAAAGGTAAGTGAAGTAAATTATACTTTAATCTATTCTAAGAATGGTTTAGAGGTATATGCTAGTGAGCAAGATATTTATAATGATTTTAGAATAAAACTAGGTGGTAAATTTTGTAAAAGATTTTATGGTGAAACAGCATGGATGGATGTAACTAGGTTTGTTCATGACCAAGCCATGGAATTTTGGGATTTTAATATAGAAGATATATATGCTGAGAGTATAGTTAAGGCTATGACAGAATTGACTAGCAGAATATGATATCAAACTATATGTTAAATTATAATCTTTGTGATTATGATACACCTATGGGTATTGATTGTGTTTGGGAATGTTCAGATATTCCAGGTCTATTTTATTGTAAGAATTGTGATTATGTAAGACAATGGAATAGATTTGCTCAATGTTATTCAATGTATGTAAGGGAGAAGAAATGATCGATTTTGATCTAGAAATACCCCTCGAAAATATACTTACAGATATGCTTGACAAGGTCGAGGGTCATGTGGTTAACTGTAAGTGTGTGGATTGTAATAGTCTAGAAGTACTAGCCTATATGATTATGGTGGAGGAAGATAGTGCCGAAGTTTAATGTCCTATCGGGTACGTGGTATCACATAGAAGCACCTGATGAAGCAACAGCAGAGAAAGCCTATGACGCCTATTGGAGTTCAGGTGAAGAGCCTATGCCAGAGGGTTGCACAGTAGAAGAAGGTGAGGTAGACTCACATTGGGATGAATATGTTTACGTTCCAAATGAAACTACTATCAAAGCAATGCAAGAAGAAGGAACACCAGAACCTCCGAAGGGTTGGACACCAGCATGGTAGATGAAGAAAAAGATATAGCACAATTAGAAGCATTCTTTAAATATAATATACCTAATGATGAAATATTATCAGGTAGGTTAAAAATATTATTGGCAGACCTATCATGGCGAATGGACTTGCCTACTTGGACAAAAGAAGAATTGGATGTAATGTGTGCAAGAATGGACGCACTTGTAGAAGTGTCCAATCTGTTATATGATATCCAATGGCACAAACAAAACTGGGAAAGGAAACAGAATGGCTAAGTATATAGATAGCGTAGAACTAAATGTTCAAATGTGGGCTACTGTAGTTTTGTCTGCTGAAGAGATTCAGGATATTTATCCAGAGTTTGAAGACATGACTGACTTTGAAGACACTGATGAACTAGAGCAAGCACTTCAAGACCACATGGACATGAATTACTTAGACCATATTCAATATGCAGATGGTGCAATGGACGAATGCACAGTTCACTTTGTTTATGAGGATGATGGTAGTGAGTGAAGAATTCGAAGACTGCTGTCAATTTTGTGGCAACGAGTTGTGTAGTTGCTTGGACCCAAATATGAATCCAGATTCACCTGACTATAAGAAAGTAATATTATCTATAGAAGAGTGGGAACATCACTTTAAACCACTAGTCAATCACTTAGATAAAAATGCATCCTTTAACGATGGCTCTGGAGGTCTTATGTTTGAGACCTACGGTGAAGAGTATGACTACGTGGCTGCTATTGGCCAGCAAGACCCAAACCGTATATGGACGTATTTAGATGGTGATGATGGAGAACCCACAATCACTAACAGTTGGTCTTTTGTAAATAGAATCGGGTATTTTATTACAGAAAAACCATATGATGATAATTACTTCATAGAAGTTCAACTAGATAAAGAATAGGAGATATAATGCTAACTATGGATGATTATAAAGTAGTCGATCAGATTCTTCCTAACTTTTTAGAAGTAGGAGATTTGATCAAAGTTAAGAATGAAGTATATGAAGTTATTAACTTAAATGCTACCCCCGATGGTTGGGATCTTATAGTTTTAGATAACTATGAAGAGACCAAGACCATATCGGTGCCAGATGGCAAGAAGGTTAATCTAGTTTTATCTGATGAATTCGAGGGGTAATTGACAAAGAGTCAATGCCATGATAAGATTGGATACTTATGGGTGTAAATAAATCAGAAAGAATAGCAGATAAAATAGTTACATATTTGTCTGACCTAAGAATAGATACTAGACAAGTAGGTAAATACTTTGCTAGAATTGCACCACCAAAAATCTATGAAAGGTTTGATGAATTAGTAGAGTCAGCAGAAATGGAAAGAACAGAGTTAGATATACAACGAGGAGAGGAAGTAAATGTCTACAAGTTTTTCAAACAAGGTTAGTATCTTAGCAGAAGTATATTCAGAGGCTCTTTGGAACGCAGAGTTAAAAGACTTTGCAGATATAAATGATATTGCTTTGCCTTTGTCATATTTAGTAGAGAACGAGTTTGCTACTATGACAGATAAGTCTAAGCCATTTATTGAAGAGACTTGGGAAATGCTTTGCACACTACTCAAGGTAGACGCAACTGCTACCTATGAATCAGGTGACGACATGCTTAAGCAATCTCCTGTAGCAGATGAAGTTTTTGGCTTTGATGAAGACGAGGACGAAGAATGATGTATTGGGGCGATTGGTTAGCCATTGGGATCATTTGCACAGTAGCAGCCTTTATGCTAGGATATGTCTACGGAGCCTGGAAGCACCTCAAGTAAGGTCCTGTAGTTCAGTTGGTTAGAACGCCACCCTGTCACGGTGGAGGTCGCCAGTTCAAGTCTGGTCAGGATCGCCCTGGGGGCGGACCCAAATTTCCTACCATAAAATCATTACGAAGTCAATATATTTTTCCCAGATATTACGAAGGGTATAAATATTTGCCATATTTGACAATGATATTGTCTATAGGCTATAATTGAAAAGCATATATTATTATCATAGGGATTAATCAATGACATGTATAGTAGGTATAGTAGATAATCTTTCTACCCCCCGCAAAGTCTATATGGCGGCGGATTCGGGGGCATCTGATGAAAGTATTATGCTATCTATAATAGATCCTAAGATACAAAGAAATGGAAAATATTTAATAGGATATGCAGGAGAAACAGGATTAGGACAATTATTACATTCTATTGATCTTCCAGATCCTTCTGGATTAACTAATAAAGAATTAACTAGATTTTTAAGAACTAAATTTTGTTTAGCCTTTAAGAATGCTATGAATTTATATTCTCCTTCTACCTCCCCTGCCGATGACAAGGACGGCGGCATCCTGGCCCTCATCGCCGTGCGTGGGCGACTATTCGAATTCGACTCATCAGACTTCCAACTCAACGAGATCACAGAAGGAGCGATTGGCAGCGGCGGCACAATAGCCTTCGGCTCTTTGTTCACAACTCGGGGGTATAAAGATATAAATAAAAGATTACGAATAGCAGTTAATAGTGCTATTGAATATAGTCCTTCTTGTAAAGGACCTATCTATTTTGACTCAATATAATTATCTTTTAAAATAGTATTATTATCTGGCAAAATGCCCATATTATCTATATAAAACTATATAAAAACTATTACGAATAGGGCAAAATCATGCCATTTTTTGGGCATATTTTTCACATAAAAAACATTACGAATATATAATATTTGCCCAAAAACTATTGACAAAATTAGATATATATGATAGAGGCTATGGGCAAAAGATATTACGAATTAAGATTATAATTGCAATCACCCACTATCTTCCCTTTTATTCCACTCATAATAGTATATTTTAGTCTTGTAACATGTTTAGTATAGTATTGTTCTATCTATTGTAGTTTTTGTGGGTAATAAAATAGCCTGCTATGGCCATATTTAAATATATTATGAACCATAGTAATGACATATCGTCATATGATCTATTCATACTTATCCTTTCTTTGTATTGTTTATATAGGGGATAATGTTTATCTTTCTACCCCCAAAATTTACTATTCATACCCTCTACATTTATGGGCTTCCATAATCATAGAAACATCTTTTTGAGTAAAAATATCTATATTAAATGAATAGCCGCAGCCGTGGCAGCGTGCCTCATTATGGCCCCTGTGATCATCCTTGACCCTATCTATAATCCACATACTAACTATTATAAGACCATAGTATTATGCCTATAAATATACCTGTAAATAGGAATAGAATATTGGTTATCATATAACTCCTCTCTACCCCCGCTTCGCTCTTCCACCTGGACTCGAACCAGGAACCTGCCGATTAACAGTCGGACGTTCTGCCAATTGAACTATGGAAGATCAATAGTCTTGCAACAAATAATCTATGTAGGCCTGCAGTTGGCTGATCAACTCATCATTGGCCTCCATGTAGTCTCTCATCTCTCTAGTTAAATCCTGAGCCTTCAACTCATCTTCTGCTCTTCTTAATCTCAACAAAATATCTGCTATATCATTCTTATCCATTACGATAACCTATTCCCTTTCTTCTTGGCTTTTAGTTTATACTCTGAAGGCTTCTCACTTTTAGTACCTTTATAAGTAGAATTAATATTAAACCTATTAAAGTATAGATCTCGTCTGGCTTCCCACTCAAGTCTTTCCCAATCAATACTATCTTTATCTAAATCATCATTCATAATCTTCTATCTCCGCTATCTTCTCATCCAAATACTGGTTAAAAATTTCAATCGCAGCGTTGGCAAATTTAACTTTATGTTTATTATTAGGATCTATTTCATTAAGCCTTGCCAACAATTTTGATTGAATACTAGACATCCTTGCTACCCTTCAACCAATAAGGAACACCATCTTCATCAATATCAGAACCAATATTAGATAAGATTTCCTCATTGTCTTTCACATACCTTTTAATATAGGAAGCAAAGTCTTCATCTGCTACATCTCTTTCTACCCTGTTAGTTCTAAGGATATCTTGGATGTCTTCAGGGCTCTTATCTGGCTGATGAAACTCTACCATGCTATACCCCTACTGTAAAGGATTTTGGGCGAAGGAGTCGAACCTACATTTTTGATGTCGGAAATCAGTGTCCTTCCATTGGACGAGCCCAAACTTATGTTTACCATAGATCTTTTTGTATCTTCCAAGACCTATACTCTTTATAGCAAATATATCCTACCTGTATTGTTACTAGTACTGCTATGTAGTATATCATCAAATACCCCCAAATAGTGACGCAATAAAGTCTTTAACTTTAGTAGTCAAAGTTGTTACAGTTTCATAGAAAGCATTATGATACTGCTCTACCTGCTCTGGGTCAGCATTACAAGTATCACAAGGAGTAAAGACTGATTCAACATCAGCATCAATGTTGGACTGAAGTTGATCCACTGACTCATAGAAGAAAGAAGTTCCACCGTTCCATTGTTCGTATTGAACTTTAACTGGAACTACAACATCTTGCGAACTTTCTTTAGTTAACTCTACAACAGCAGTTTGATTATTAACTGTTTTTGTTTTTAACTTAGTTTTAGTTTGAACACCAGTATACAAATCCTTACCATCACTAGCAGTCTGAGATGGTGTAACAACCATAACCTGCTCTACATCCCCATCATCAGTAGAATAGTTATTAGTCATTTCAAAAGTTTGATTATCTGGCTTATAAGTTACATTATCGCCATGCCAACCAGCAACGTTGCCATCATCTGTAGCCTTAGTTTGAAACTTTAAACTACAATTAGTGCAACCCATGTATTCACCAGGAAGAACTCCACCCCATGAACCAGTTGATCCACATACAGACTCAGTGCACACAATTACCCCATGCACCTGATTAGTTTCTGGATTAACTACAGCCCAACCACCAACTTCTTCTTCGGCTACAGCAGGAGAAGCAAAGGCAACAGTTAATATTAAACTAAGTAATAGTTTTTTCATTCTGTTATCTCTGCTTTAAACACTGCTTCTTCTTCACACTCTGGATGTGTAATAACCCCATGCTCAGCACTATCTTCTAAGGCAGCAGTCACACAATCATCAAAAGTGGCATAAACTTTACTAACATCAGTTACTGGAATGTCTATAAACACATCAGAACCAACATTACGCCAATCAGATTCATGACCTTCAACATATGAAAACCCACCTTTAGGATTCTTTCTAACCACAAAATAGTTATTTAATGACATACTATTTCCTTCCTGCCATTGATAAACCTAACAAAAATACACTTATCATTACCAAATATATTGGTAAGAAGTTTGATGTTTCATACCACATAATTAATCCTCAACTCCAGTGTTTCGTCCACCATCCATATAGTTCATATTATTGTTTATAATATTTACAATACTTTTGCGTATATTCTTAAACACAGCACTATCTTCGTCTTGTGCTTCTAGACTACGAAATACACCATTGATCTCTTCAATCATATTAATTACATCTTCTCGATCTAACACTTCTTTACTCACATTACCACCTTTTCCTATTAATGTGCTTTCCTTTGTTCTTGTAATCCATTATAGTAATTGTTATAGCATATGTCAATAGGCAAAAACTTATAAATACTAGCCCACACTCTATGGGACTTAGATATGTGGGCAGTATATACATATTCGCCGAACCTTACAGCCAATCTTTATTTAATTTATCAGCAGGAATAATTTTATATCCCTTGCGATATTCGCCGATCTCAAAACCTTTATCGGCTTCAATCCAGCCTAATAATTCTACAGTTTTATATTCAGAGTCAAGAAGTCTTGCTCCCCATAGAATAAGATTACGATTCAAATCTTTTTCTCTAACTGCTGGACCACTTTGTGTACGAACTCTGCGTACCTCAATATTTGTACCAACATCAGCCTTACCTTTATGTAGACTGTGTGATTCTTTTGTCCATACGTGACCAGACCAATACTGGTTAACGTGTTTAGCAACTGCTAATTCGCAAATTGCTGCCGCTGGCTGAGCATTACGATCTTCTTCCATTTTGCTTTTATCATAATATGCAGCATCTCTTTTTGTCCAGTTTTCTGTGAACCTTCTAATGCCTACTTGATAGGCATGTTCATACTCCCACGCTTCTAGCGTAACTATCATCTAGTTATTTCCTTCCATAATGCAAAGCCCTCCTCGTGAGGATTTTGCTCTTCCGTACCAATATACACCTGCCCTGTCTCTTTGTCAAGCAGTACATATTTTGACGGAACCTTTGTTTTAACTAATAGTTTTACAGATTTAGATAATTCTTTAGCCTCTGTATTATCTTTTAGTTTTCTATTTTTCAAGACCTAATTCCTTTAAGAATCTATACTTAGGCATAGCACCTTTAACAAAAGATAAGATCTCTCCATCATCTTTAATTAGTATATATGTTGGAACTGTTTGGATGTTATAATTACTTACCATACCCGCATCTTCATCAACATTTATTCTAACTACTTCTAGATCTGGATAATCTTTTTCTATTTCATCAATGATTGGGTTCATTAACTTACATGGATTACACCATGGTGCCCAAAAATCTAATAATTGCATAACTACCTCCTATTATTGTTGCGAGCCTGATCTCAGGATTGAACTGAGGACCTTCCGCTTACAAGGCGGACGCACTACCACTGTGCTAATCAGGCGTACCTCTAACGGAATTCGAATCCGTGCTGCCGCCGTGAAAGGGCGGTGTCCT